ACATGAACCCATTTTATTAAAAGAGCGCCTACAAGTGGCCCCGAAGGGTTTAAACTTGCAGGCATCTTATTTTTATTCTGTTTTTGCGTTATCAAAACGTAATGTAATACCTACTGTAGCGCCTTCTAAATCTGCATATCCAAGTGAACCACCGTCCATTGCTTTAGGCCAGCAACCGGTTAATGTCCAAATTTCAACTACTTCATTAGCAGGTGATAACATTGATAATGTAATATCTCTTTTATAAATATCACTATATCCACCAATCTTAGCTTCAAAATCTTGACATAAACGTACCCAATCCATAACCGCACTGGTTGCGCTTGGTGTAATAGGGTCCATTAATACTATTTCTAAAGGTTCCCATTCTCCTTTTGTTGCATAATAACGATAAGTATTAATATAGTCTACTTTATACTCACTCATACTAAGCTTAGGTCTACCACCTGTTTTAACAGTATACTCAGGGATGCCAGTATTAGCAAACGAAAATATGAAACGAAATTTAGTTTTTGGTTCGTAATTTTGAAAATTTACTTGGCCTATTGATACTCCTAATGCCATTTATTTATCTCCTAATATTCTTTTTATTATAAATATAAGATATTACAAAAAGTAAATAAAATATGCTATAATATTTTTACTATAGCATATTTTATCATTTTTATTTTATCTTTTTCAATTATTGATTAGGAAATGTAGCACCATTTGCTAATATATTGAACTCAAGCTCAAAATATTCAGAATCTGGTGTTGGTTTAATATAGAATGCACCTTTGATAGTATTTCTATCTATAACATCAGGTGTATTGTTTGTTTCATCCATTACAACTTGGAAAGAAAATAAACCTTGTTTTTCAACAAGTGATCTTAAGAATGGATTAACCATAGATAAGAATGAATCTCTCGTAGCCTTTGTGTTAGGATCAAACATTAAATAAACACTTGTTGATGCTGCAAATTTTTTCAATTTTATAAGCAAACGTCTAATGTTAATTCTATCTAATTGTGATGCTTTCTTTTGTTGTGTTTTTTGACCAAAAACAACAACCTTACCTTTAGAATATATAATAGGATTTAATCTATTATTATATAATACGTCACGGTCTGTTTTTGTTAATCTATCTTTAACACCTTTAGCATTATCAATACCTGCACGATTATAACCTGCTGGTGCCCACCATTCACCACCTACTCTATCATTGTATGCAAGCACACCTGGGAGAATAGCTGCGGTTGGTAACCAACGTTGTTTTCTTGTTGATGGGTCTATAACTTTAACCCAAGGATAATATCCTGCTGAATAGTTTGTATCAATTGAAGTTGTAGCTGCAATTGCAGTATCTATAGATGCTGATAAACCTGAAGGGTCAATTATAGCAAAACAATCTCCACCTCTTAAATATGATATTGTTCTTGCATATGTTGTTAAAGCAAAATGATCTGTGTCATTAATACCTGGGAGAACATATTCTTTAATATCATAATCATCAGCATTTTGAAGAGTATTCAATGCTAATTTGAATTGAGTACTACCTGGGCTTGACATATTAGTTAAGTTATAACCAAATGCATTTGCACTAGTAATATTTTCATCAGTGTTTCTAACTCTATTAAAAGGCATACCGTCATAACCACCTTGGAATGCAACTGTAAATTGTAAGAATGCTGAATTAACACCACTTCCTGACAATGAACCTGTTGCATAACTTGAACTAGGATGAACTGAATAGTTATCTAAGTTAAAATTATATACGGTTGAACCTAATGAACTAGTTAATAATGCAGCTGATAAATTGTTAACATCTGGATTACTATAATTCAAACCAAAATATACACGAGGATTCCATGTATCAGATGTACCTTGAATTTGTGTATACAATGAAGATGTTGATGTAAGTACATTTGACATGTTACTTCCACTTATAAAAGTCCATGTATATGCAGAATGACCAAAAGGTACAATTGTATTTTGTACATCTTTTAATTGTGGAGAAGGAATAACATAAATATATGAAGATTTATTTTCCCAATCACCGCCAATTAATACTTTACCTGCATTATTAATAGTTTCAGTTTGTGTACCTATACGAGCACAAACATAATTTATAGATTCAGGATCTAATGTACAACCTGTAAAGGATTCTAATACATTTGGATTAAGATCGGTATCTGTAAAATCACGTACTAATACAGTAAATGTACCATATTCAGTTGAACTTGCTGGTTTTTTAATATCACAAATTGATACTTTAACTAAAGTATTTGATGAATCACCATCAAATATAGTTCCGAACTTAAATAATGGAATAGAATTACCGTTATTTAATTGTGATGTAATATAAGGTGTAGTTGCATTTGTATATCCTGCACTAATACCTAAAGTACCTGAATTAAAACTACCAGTTGTTGTTATAGTACCGACATTGTATAATTGATATACATACCATTGGTCTGTTATTGTTTGTGGTGTGTTAAAATTTGAATTAGGTGATTGGCCAAATACTTTTGTAATGTAATTTGGTGAAGTAGGATCTGCTAATGATACGGTTACATTACCTGCACTTGAAGTAAGAACCCATGTTTGATTTGATGATGTAGTACATAAACCTGTCATTACTGATGCTGAACTATTATATGTTGGTAATAATACAACTTGAGGATTTGTAGCAGCAAATGATGCACTTGCGGCACCACCAAATGTATAACATGCTAATGAAGATGTTTCATTACCAAGTACTTTAACAACAAGGGCTGAAGCTGCATTTTTAAGATATGATTTTACTGCATAACCAGTATATGAAATATTATCATCTGCGAATAATTTATCAAATTCTTGAGGTGATTTAACTTGGGTTGGCACAAATGCTTTACCATATTTTGTAGTACCTATAAATGCTGTTGAAATATCAACTACACCTTGAGGTAAGTAAGTTTTATCATTCTCTGATGTAAATACAGCAGGTGACATTAGTTTATCAGACATTTATAGTCCTCCTTTAATTAAATAATTTTATTATAAATATAATCTAATAGTATGATATTATCATTATACTGTAAATATATTTACACTTTATTATTAAGCTATATATAAAAAAATATATATTCTATCAGGGAGTCCGGAGGACTCGGTTGCGAATCGCAACCACAATTCTATTCTAGTATAAAAGGACATTTTTGGACTTTTATACTTCTCAGAGTTGACTCCGTAAAAATTGTTACAAATTTAATTATTTGTTACATTTAGGTTGTAATAGAATCCCAGATAAAAAAATGTATTTTTAGTAAAATAAAGATTATATAGATTTTGTATAAATTCCAGTTTCTAAGTTTAAGTTACCATTACCAAATTGTTTAGATAATTGTTCTGCTAGTAAATCACGACGTTTATATGATGCCAGTAACTTTTCTTCTATGTTTGATATGTCTAATGAAATATGGTATTCTTTTAATTTTGCATCTTTCCACTCAGTTTCTAATTGTAAACCAGAATTAATTAAGAATTTGATGTCATCAACCATTTCGGTTGCAACTTTAACTTCATTTTCTTTTAATTCTGTGTTTTCTGTGTTTTTTGTGCTATTATTAATTAGGCTCATTATTTTGACTCCTTGATATTGAAAATATGACATTATAATGCCGTAAACCGTCCTTTGGATGATGTCTAAAGGCATTGTATTGGTCGACCGATGAAATATACGGCCGTTGTATTATTAAGGTTATAACCTCTTATTTCATAATTCGGTTTCGGCGGTTATAACAACTTTAGCGTTAGAGACTAAACTCATAGCTAATTGATTATTTATTTCTTTAGGTATTAAGTAACCTTTTACAGTTCCTGTAAATGTATTTTTAACGATTCTGTTATCACCATTATTAATTTCTATATTATTTGTCATAGTATCATATGACATTAAGAATTTATTTTTATCATCACCCCAATAGCGTTTCTCATAAAATATAAATTTCTCTAAAATTGCATTCATATGAGTAACTTTAGCAGTCCATATTATAAATTCATAATTAATATCAACATAATCAGGTAAATAAATATACACGTATTTTTTATCAAATCTTTTATCATTTTTTGATATAGGTGTAAATTTATTTGTTTTTTTAATAACTGAAAATCGTATCTTTTGTAATAAACCACCCATACTATCAACTTGGATATCTGGATTTTTAGATATTGATGTTTGTTTTACTACAATAGCAGGTAAAATTATATTACCATTTTTTTTATCTCGCATAAAACCATCTTGTTGGATTGATTTCCATCTTTCAGGTGATGCCATAAAAATAGGAACATTGTTTATAGTATTGTTTTCTTCAAATGTAGGTCTGATTACTTTTTGTAAAAACTCTATAATAGTAGTATCAATATCTTCTAATGTTATTGAGTAATTAGGTACTTTTTCTGTTAATTTTTGGTCTATTCTATTACTCATAATTCATCTATACTCATACTTTTAGTTTTAATATACTTCATATTTGAAAAATATTGGAAGTTTATAAACTTTATATTCTTTAACATTGTATTATTTTTTTTGAAAAACTTAATAACCTTATTATGCATATCTGGTATTAATTCTAAATATAATTCATGATCATCAACACCAATATGTACATACCCAAAATCAACTGCATTTTCAGCATCCAATTTTGGGAATTTAATTTTAAGATCATCTATATGATTCTTTAAAACTTCTAAATATTGTCCAGTTGGTGTTATCCAACCACGTAATGTTGTTTTCATGTATATAATTATTCACGAGTTCCTATATTGATAAAACCAACATTAGTTACGTGACAATTTAACATCATAGTGTAACTATATTCAGGTCTATTTGCAATAAAGTGATTTTCATTTGTATTATGAATTTCATAATAGTTATTATTCCATTCTACAATATCACCAACTTCAGGTAATACTTTAAGTTCTAATAAATCAGCAATTGCTACACCTAAATCTAATAATTGTTTTACATTTGTACCCAATTCAGTTTCTTCAGCATCAGTACCATGTTTATTAATAAAACCATTTATTTTTATACCTGGGAAATATGTTTTATTTTTATCTTCACCATATAAATTATTTTCAGATACAGCAACATTTACTTGATATAGTGTAAAATAAGTATCAATTATTTTACCTATCAATTCTTTATTAATACCTTTGAAAAATTCAAAATCTCTTGGTGGTATGAATAGTGACATTATTAACCTATATAAATACCCATTGGGTATCCTTTTAATATTTTATTTAATGCTTCCTCTTCTTCAACTTTAGCTTTTAATAATTCAGGTTTAGTATTTTTTTCTAACATTTCACGTAATTCATCAATAAGAGTTTTCTTTTCATCTTTACCTTCTTCAAGTAAAGTATTACCAAATTGAATTTCTTTTTCATTTGATATTGGAATATTTGCATATTTACCACGAATTGAACCACCTAATGTTATTTTAGATAATGCTAAAAAGTAATTTCTTATCCATTGTTTACCACCATCATTTATTGATGAATAAACTAAATTATTAAATGGAATATTTGAAGCATCCGTAATTGGATTATCAACCGACTCATCAACTAATGATTCAGCATCATTTGCTTTTACATATCTAAACCAAAGTCTAAAATCATACAAAGGTACTGGGAATATTGATAATTGATTGTTTATTAAAGTAAATCCATATCCACTTTTACGAACATCATTAGCAATTTCAATCATTTGCATTCTTAACAAATCTTCAAAAACAGGTCTTAACATAAACATTGTACCTGCACCTAAAGCGGTGTTATATCCATAAGATGCACCAAATGTCGCAATACCTGTTGAATCTGAAGATAATGTACTTTCAGGATCATAATATTGTGTTGATGCAGGTTTAGGATTATTAAATATTTGTTTTATTATAATATTTGAATTAATATCATTATCAGTTGCCCATTGATTTAGATCATATGTTTGTTGACCTGTTTTTGCAATTAATGAACCGGAATAATATGTTACATCACCACCAACACCAACCATACTTCCATATTCATTTGAAAGTGTTATTAATCGGCCTTGTGGATTTTTTATTCTCTTACCTTGTAAACTGCTTGTTGTTATTTGAGACCCATATGCACTTAACATATTATCTCTAATGTTATATGAATTAACTAATCTACCATATTCACTAACAGATTCCTCAAATATAGAATATAAAATAGTACAGTCTAATTCAACATCCAAAATAGGATATCCTAATCTTCTTGCAACCCATTTAGAGCTAGCTTTTGCATCATTAACAAAAGCAGAATCATTATCATAAAATCCAAATGATGTATTATTTGGTACATCAATTAAAGTATCAGTCCATATTGTTGACATTATTTATTTTCTTTTAATTTTTTATTAAACACGAACCCAAGCTTCCCAATAATCAGGAAGTTGTACACCACCACGTGGTATTCTTGATGAATTAATTCTAAACATACCTAAAGGTTTAACAATATACCAAACATTGTTTTTTCAGAAAAACCATATAAATTATTTTTTTGAAATGCAATTAATATCTTACGTTTTTCTTCATCCGATATATCATATTTTTCAATTCTTAAATCAATACCTTTACCTTGTGAAATAAAATGAGGCATTTCATTTAATAAATCAATCATTTTCATGATAAACCTGCGGCTAATAATTTATGATAATAATTAGGATCTTCTTTAAAATGTGCAGCCGCTATCATACCATAAATTACATATCGTGTTAACTTATCACTTGTAATTAAATCAGCTATATTTTTATGTTCAGTTTCGGATTTTAATCCTAAAACAAATTGGTCATATCCAACTTTATCAAGGTCAACTCCACATTCATGTGCAATTTTTATTATAGTATCTTTACTTAACATTATATATCCTTAGTTATTTACTGGAGGATCTGTAGGTGTTATAACATCAACAGGAACTTCAGGTGTTTCTATAACCAATTTATATTTATCATTTGTTTGTAAAAAATCATATAGTTGTTGCATTATTGGGTTTTCTATATTTATTTTACAACTTAATACATCTTCAAAAAATGCATCCTTTTTATTATTAAATGATGTTTCATCAACATATCCCATAACAAAAAATCTAGCATCACCATCTTCAGATATGTTTATGTTCTGAATATTATGTACATTTAATATAACATTTGAATTATTAAATTCTATAGCTTTAGTAAGAATCATCGTTTACCTCTTTTTAATAAATATTAACTAATTAAAATAAATACCAGTTTGAACCACTTGCTATAAGTTTAATTCTAGTATAATCACTTGATAATGTTTGTACAGATGTACCATCAATAGTTTGTCCTGCGGATGCTGAAACATATACGTTATTTGCACCAACACGTTTTACATTATAAATTCTACCATCAATTCCAACAGCTGTTGGTAATGTTAAATCAACACGGCCTCCACCTGAACTAGCAATAATATTACTATGTAATGCGGTTATTGTTGCGGTACCAGTTAATGTAGCAATTGATTCTGCTTTGGAACCACTTAAATGTAAAGTTGAATGTGATGCAGTTGTACCAATACCAACATTACCATTTTTAAGTACAGTCATTGCATTAGATTTTTGACCACCATAACCATTACCAATTTCAAATAATGAATCAGTACCAACCCAAACTGTATTATTTCCACCACCAACGTTATTATAACCAATAACAAATGTATTATATGAACTTGCTGTTAAATATGTACCAATTGCCGTTGAACTTTGTCCACTTGCCGTATTATATAATCCAAATGTATATGAATATGCCCCACTAGCAGTATTATTTTGACCGGCTGCAAAAGCATAATTTCCACTAGCAATATTACCATATCCCATTGATATTGAATATATTCCACTTGCAACACAAACTTGACCAACAGCAAATGCGGCCTGTGCGCTAGCGGTTGTTGAATATCCTAAAGCAATTGCTGATGTTGAACTAGCAATTGCTTCTTTTCCAATAGCAACGGAATTGAGTCCAGATGCTATAGCACTAACACCCATAGCAACGCTCGTACCACCAGTTGCAACACAAGCCGTACCTATTGCAAATGAATAATTTCCAGATGATATATTTCCATTACCAATAGAAATTGAACCTAAACCTGAAGCTATACTACTTAAACCTGCAGCTAATGAATATTGGCCACTTGCGGTTGTTAAATAACCAAATGTTGTTGAATTAGTACCACTTGCTAAAGTATACTTACCAAAAGCCTGAGCATAATCAGCGGATGCAACATTATACATACCTATAGATGTACTATTATTTCCACTTGCCGTACATACAGAACCCATTGATAATGCAGCTGTGCCTGTTGATGTACAATTAATACCATAAACCATACTATAATAACCACTTGCTATTGATTGTATACCCATAACAAATGCTGAAGAACCTGCTATTACATTAGAACCTATAGCGACACCAAATACTCCACTTGATGTTGCATTTATACCAATTGCAATTGAATTTGAACCTGATGCTCTAGAATTTTTACCCATAGCAACTGAATATAATCCAGATGCAAAATTACCTTCACCGGATGAAAATGAAAAATCACCAGAAGCAGTATTAAAACGACCTGATGTAAAACTTCCTGTACCTGATGATAAAACGGATAATCCAAATGCAGCAGAACCAGTTCCAGTTGCAATTGCATCAACACCCGATGTTATTCTTAGTGATGATATATTAGCTATTTCTAATACCAGTTCACCTAATGTATTTTTATATTGTTTAGTAAAATATTTATTCATTATAATCCTTATTTGTATATACCTTTTAATGTTACTAACAATCCACCACTGTTAATAGTACCACCATCTATTTTTATTTTAATTGTTTTACAATCATCATTAAATACCCATGGTATGTTTATTATAGTATCCGATAGATTTGAATATAATTGAGTTTGTAAATATAATTGATCATCATCTGATGTACCTATTGATATTGTTGGATATCCCGTTAAGTTTTCAGGTATATCAGAATCTTTAGCAATTATAACAGTATCAATTGCACATTTATTTCTTATTTGTGCAATTATTATTTCATTTGGTTTACTAAATAAACTAGACCAATTAACACCACCATCAGTGTTTATTAATACAGTACCATGATCACCAACTGCTACAGCTACCGAAGCATCTGTTATTGATGTATACACTCCATATAATGAAAAAATAGAAGCAATATATGATGTCCACGATATTCCATCTTCAGAAACATATACATTTCCATTATCACCAGTAATGATATAAAATCCATCAACATTGCGACTAAGACTTGTTAAATTACTAACTGGTGTTAGTGTTTGTGAAGACCAATTATTTCCACCATATGATGTCGTTAATACCATACCATCATTACAAATGGCAACACCATGTGAACTATCATAAAAAACTATATCATTTATTGTTTTTGTAGTACCTGATGTTTGAGACGTCCATGTTTCACCACCATCAATTGTTTTAACTATTATACCTTCAACACCACATGCCCAACCAACATTATCATTTAAGAAATATACACTTTTTAATTCTTTAAATGGTGGTCTTGGGTTATAGTTAACTATTTGATATGGCCATGATTTTGCAATCCAAGTAGAACCTGTATTTATTGTTTTATATATAACACCATCACCTACTATAAAACCAGTACCTTTATTTATAAATTTTATTTTATTTAATTTACTTGGGTAACTGTTAACATCTGGTATACCAACATTATTCCAATTAGTATGATCGGTTGATGTCATTATTGTGTTACTATCACCAACAACATAAATTTTACTATCACCACCTAATACTGCTAAACTATTAAAATTAGCCGTTGAAATTCCAGATTGTGTAGTCCAAGATGTACCTGTATTTTCTGTTAATATAATGGAACCTGTATTACCACATGCATATATTGATGTATCATACATGTATACATCATTCATTTTATAATCAAATGATATGCTACCAACTATAGGATTCAACCTACTATTAAATTGTATAGATGTTCCTATAGTTAATCCTTGACTTTTCTTTTGAAATGTAGATAATAATTGACCACATCCACCTTCATATAAACCTAAACCTGCACCATATGTTTGAAGATCTCTCCATTTAATATCATCGGAATTATCATTTTTCCATAATAAATAATGTATTATATTATCTATAATAAAACAATGTGAGGTTTTATTATTTAGAAATGTTGTTTTATTAAATAAATTGGTACTTATAAATGAATCATATGATAATGATGTATTATAAAATATACAATGATTAATATCATTATTAACAATCGTAGAACGATCTGACATATCAAATTTATCAAGTTTAGTATATACAAAAACATTATTTAATATGTTTGTATTACCATTTAAGTTTGAATTTGTATATGATGTATTATAAAAGGTATTATAAATTATCCATTCACCATTTGTTAATGATAAATTTGACAACTTACTATATGAAATAAAATTATTATTTGATATTATTGAATTTACATAATTATGTGAACGTTTATTTCCACCACTTATAGTAAGATTATATAAACCTGAACCAACTTGAAATATATTATTTTGTATATTTGCATCAATAGTATTTAATTTCTCAATGTTTGATTTTGAGAATAATATATTATTTCCAAATATTCCACCAAAAATATTATTATTTTTAATGTAACTTTGACTATCAATAAAATTTGTTTTAACAACGGCGTTTACAATTTTATTATTTGTAACATTAGTATTATCCCAGTTAAAATTTAATATAGTATTTCCATTAGGATTTAATGTTAAAAGTTCACCACCATTAGTTACATCATCGGTACCACCTAATGCTAGCGTTGCATCTTCATTAACTGTTATTAATGTTTCACCATTAAAATAAACAATATTGCTGATAACAACTTTTCTATATATATCAGGTTTGAAGTTATGCGCACGAGTTATTTCATTTACTCTAAAATAATTTCTAACATCACCTTCAAAAGTATATTTCGTTTCTGAATGTGTATATGATTTATATCTTATAGGAATATTTGATGGTGTATTTTGAAAATTAAAATCTTGTTCAACCATATTATCATATAATGGATCATATAATGAATACAAATTATCTAATGTAAAA